AATAATACTCCACGGGACGTCAGCCTAGCTACACCTGATGTCATAAGTCCTATTAAAAATATATTTTTAATAAGGGATAACACTAAACACACAGCTTCGCAGAGTTATTAGGCAAAATATATGTCTTTTATATCATTCTTCTTCAGTACTGCTTAGTGTTCTTCATGTTCTTCATGTTGTTGTTCTTAATCTGGAAATCTGGATTTAATATGTCCAATCAATAACACAATAATAACAACAACAATTAAAATATGTATGCATCCATATGTAACATAACTAAAAACATTTTATTAATCTTAATAAAATACTTTGTATCTATAATTACCATAATCATACAAATCTCTAAGATTAACATCAGACCTACGAACACCAGTAGTCCTTCTATTATTTTCTTCATTAATACACTTAATGCAGTCTTCAACTCTAATATCATAAACTGTTTTTTGTTTATGCACCAACCTACAAGGAGCTTCAGCAGGCATCAGGGGATACTTCAAAACCCTTCTTCCATGTTTCTTGCAAAACTCACCAACAATATCTTCATTAAAATGCAGAAGATCTTCATATGTATTCCAGAATACATCTTGTCTATATTGTAATTGTTTTATTTCAAATCTTCTACAAATATCTTCTGATGTATGTTCACTGCGTAACGAAGACATTTGAAAATAAAACTTATATCAATGAGGAACAATGGAGAAGACAATGATATATATAGGCATATATATCTATAACGCGTACTCTGTAAGCTAACAGGAAGCTTCCAGGAAACCATCTTCTTTTCTTCTCCATTAAGTAAAGTGTTATATTCTCTTGGTCCCACGCACTAACTTCCCACTTGCTTTTGTTTTAATTCTTAATGGGCTTATATGCTTATTGGGCCCAGCCCATTTATTATTCTATTGCTCTCACGTGTTATGCACAAGCCAAATGTAGCCAGCGCCCCGTCCCGTGGGT